GATTTTGTTTTTAATTACTTCATAACCCTCATCAACAAGCTTCTGCGCTTCTTCACGTGAGCTAACATGTTTGGTGTGGTTTTCTTTATTAAGTATAATCATAAGTATCTTTCATATATTGCACCGGGCGATGACAAACCGCCACCGCCCAGTTTGATTGCATTTGGTTTATGAGTTTAAGAACTCAATGCCCTTAACATGGTTACTAGTAGTTACTGCTGTACCATAAATAATATCAGCAACAACTTTAGTGCCAAGATAATCAACAGAATACTCAGACTGTACTCTGATATCTTGTTGAACCGCAACAGCGATTGCACTCTTATGCACTAAGTACCCAACTTCAATACCGTCACTAGAAGTAGTTGGTATTAAAGAGCTTTGGAATACTGGAATACCAAATAGTAAACCAACTTCACCAGTTCTCATTGCATCATTTTCTGCACCAAAACCAATACCAGCAGATGAACCAGCAGCGACAAACGCTCTTGAATTCAACAGATCAGCAAAGATTAATGGATTAACAAAGAATGCACATTCTTCTTTTGGTATGTCATTAGACATTAGAGTTCCAAGAGCTGTTTCAACATCAGCATTAGACATGCTATTGTTCGCAGCTAAATCCTGAGTAGTACCCAAAGATTGTAATTTGGATTCAATCTCTGTATCAACAGCTTTTGCAAGTGCGTAAGCCATAGACTGAGCATACTTGTCAAACAACTGCTCGTTTGACTGAATCATTGCAATATCTTCAAATAACTTTGCAGCATACATATGCTGATCGATTTGCAACTGTATTTCAGTTTCAGTATTTACAGAGTAAGCAACACCAGCATTTTCAGTTTTCCTGGAAGTTGCAACCTCTTGGATTGTAGGAATATGAAGCACATCGCCTCTTCCTTGTACTAGAGAAGAATAGTCATCAAAAAAAGGTTTGAAAACTAATGCTTTCTCGAAATAGCGATAAATACCATCGCTCCACAGTTCAGGGATAAATACATCTACGTGTCCAGCTCCTGACAGATCGCCAGTTGAAGCACCTTGAGTTGCATCTCCACTAAAAGCAGTATAAGCCATAACTTATTGTCCTTTATTTTTTTATTCTCTTATACCCTTCAACAATCTTGCTCCAGTTCTTCTTTCTGTCTTTATCATTCATCGCAGTCCAATCTTCTTGAACTTCGTTTGCTGGAACAGCAGGATTATTTGCAATAGGTATGCGAGGATTTTGAATTATTTTACCATGTAATGCTCGAAGTTTTGCCATTGGCAAGTCTCCAAATACTTCACGATCATCTACACTAAAGTCATTTAAGAGTTGTTCTCTTAAATCAGCTTCTTCCTGCATTGCTCTTTGAACAATTGGTTCTAACTCTGCTATGCGCGCTGCACGCTCTTCAGCAAGAGTTTGCCACTCTTTTTTTGCTTCAAGCTCTTTAATGCGTTGCCCTTCCACCTTCTTTTGCAATTCAGCAAGTTCAGATTCAGCTTTTTGACTTCTTGCCCTATACTTCTTTGACTCTGCGATCAAATCTCCAACTTCCGGGTTAGCTGGTTGATCCTGTGTTTCATTGGCCACCGCCTCTTGAGCTACTGCTTTTTCTACTGGTGGTCGCTCGACATATGGTTTGTCACCAGGTGCGTTCTGCACATTATCTTCAGACATACTGTCTCCTATTCATTACAACGTTACTTTTAATCGTTGGCGTGAAATCTTTTTTAAATTTTTTTGTGTGTTTTTTTCAAACATCTTGACCACTTCTTTTTGTACTAGTGGCCCTACTCTATTACTACCAGCGATGACACGCGTCTTATTATTCTTCGCTAGTTTGTGACCATCTTTGTTGGATTTAATACCATACTTAATCTGTAATTCAGGTTCTGTACGTGTGGTCATTACTTGAAACTTCTTAAACATTCTGCCAGTAAGAGTTAAGTCCGGCGGACTTACTTGCGTACTAATTTGCTTTGCAAAGCCTCTTTTAGCTTTCTTAACAAAATAAGAACTAGAATAAGACTTAAATGTTTTACCAAATGCATCAATACCTTTTCTTGTTTGCAATACATGCGTATCACGAATCTTGTCAGCGAACTGCTTTAAATCATCTGACGAGAATTTGAGTAACCCTCGAAGTAGACCTGGTATTTTTTGATCAGCCATCTACAACACCCCATTGATGACGACATCGGAATCCGCCTCTAAAAATGAATCCATCTGCTTTAATCGCAGTAATCTCATTTTTAGTTAATGGCCCTGCATTCAAATATTGTCTACACACTGCGCGATTCTTGTCATCGCGAGGGCCGATGTATTGCCACTCAGTATCATCAGGCAAATCTTCAGCCATTGTGGCTATCACTGACTGCTCATATGTCGCAAGCATTGTGGTAATAACACTATCAGGTCTTGTACCACCTACAATGCCTTTCATTAAATCCTTTATTTCATTTCTTGATAGGTTATTAGCAATTCCTTGCGCAAGTGTTACTTGAACCTTAGACGCTATATCGTTTGACAAGTTGAGAATCATGGTCTGCTGTATATTTCGCAATGCAACCAATTTTGTTTCGGTTGTTGCACCAAAAAATGCAAGATTATCTAAAATAGAATCACTTGCTGCCATGTATGCATTAATACCAGCAGATAATTGTAAATCTTCTATAAAGTATGTCGAAATGTCTAATGCAGCAATAAACAGTAATATTTCTTCTGTAGAAAGGCCATCTTGCTGCAACTTTTCTACATCACTAATAAAAGCATCTTCTGCTTGGTCTAAACTAGCTAAATATGCTTCAAGTGCTTCATCTATTGGCATTCTGTAATCTATCTAGTAAACGATTCGTAGGTTGGTCTTGCTGCTCAACTTGTTCTTGTTGTGCCTCAAAATCTGCACGTTGTTCAGGACTTGCATCAGGATTCATATAATCAAAATAATCTTGCTTGGTTGCAAGGCCAGTTTCAAAACGCCAACTCCACAATGCGATCTCCGTGTCAGGTGTGAGAGCATAATTCGGTTCGAGAAAGTCTACACTATAATCTTCACCGACATCTACGCCTGCTTCTACACGAAGTATTTCTCTATCGATCTTGTAGCGCTTTTGTTCCCAGGGCCGCCATGTATCTTCTTTTTCGCCAGTCGTAATATCACGAGCTTCCATCTCTAAAATAGATAAACTAGCTGCACTAGGTGCGTTACCTGAGTCATCTCTAGCAAATTTGGCTCTTATGTGGTTGTTGTTTAGGGTTGACTCAACAAAGAACCTTGTAGCATCTACAATCTCAGTAAGTGAGCCACCACTATTGGTAACGCCAAAATTAGCACCCTCGGGTAAATATAAAATCTTATCAGTACCAATCTGTATTCTACTTGCATCATCTACGCCAGCAACAAACTTGATACCCA